GTAGTACATATTGCGATTAGTTGGAGTAAAGTCAAAATGAGATGCTGAATACATCACATCATGTTCTGCCATAAAGACTATATCGGTAGTTAATTTCTCTAGTCCGGCAACTATCTGTTTGGTCATGGTAAGTAATCCTCGTTCTAGAGGTAAGACAATGTTTTCTCCAAAGTCAATCGGTTTAAGAGATACTGAAACCAGAGGTCCACTAAAAACTTTCCTTAGTTGTTTACGACACTTCTCGGCTATCTTCTCATCTAATTGATTATCTGTATAGTATAGAACTCCTTTTGTAGGCTTTTTGGTCTCCCAACCAGGCGGATGAAACTTCTCCAGTAACCATTGAAATTTATGTTTGGCTTTCGGCCATTTATCTTGGGTAAATAAGTCTTTACTCTTTCGTCTATTCTCAACTACCAAAGATTGTGGTTGTTCATAAGGAAATGAGAAGTCTCCTCCTTGAGTTCTAAACATATGGGCATACCACGTTGTCCGGTTAATCACAACCTGACCACCAGAGAGCCATGTCTTACAGGAAACTTCAACTCCCTGTTGTCCCCATGATGAGAACTCCTCACTACATAAATCCAGTTCAAGATACTTGTCTCGGGTTACCATGAAACAACTACCCTGAATTGAAAGTGATTCAGTTAAGTCCCCTTTTAAGGATCTCCCATAATCATTCCAGTATTGGAAGTGCATATCAGTATCAAACCGATAAGCTGTTGATTGAGGATTAGGCTTTGCAAACCACTTTATATCCCGTTTAGTCTCTTTGCCACAAACTGTACAATTACCACTAGGGCCTTGATACCTCTTGTGTCCATCAGGACAAATCCAATCAAAAGCATGAAGATTTCTCATTACAGGAACCATTGTATATTCAGGCTTCATGAGGCGCATCATCTTAACGTCAAATCCTTTATCAAAAGCACAATGAGCATCTATCTTCATTAGGTATTTGGCTTTGGAAAGCCTCGCTGCTTCATTAGTTGCTGCTCGTTGTCCTACTGATACTGAGTGATGTATTATAGTTACATCTGGATGATCTTCTATTTCAGGATCCGGCCAATAACCATCTAACACAGCAATAACTTCTGTCTTACCTTCCTTATTCTTTAAGACATCTTCAATAGTTTTTTTTAAGAACATCTCCGACCTCGCAGGAATTAAGATTGAGAGATCCATTTTTTGTTCCTTTCTAGGATAGCTCTAGTTATATCGGGCTTATATCCTAAACTTTCAGCCCACGCGCACCATGCATATACGTCTTTGGGAATACATTTGGAGTTAAACCCTCGCTTATCTGGAAATACAAAAGTCCACCATAGATTAAAACGTGGATCATCACTATACACAGCATCACGAATAGTATAATAATCCAAACCAGCTTTTTCACAGACATCATATAATTCTTGGCATTGGGCAACTTTAAATGCGATAGCCCGATTCTCGCTTAGTTTTATCACTTCAGCTTCAAGATTGCTAACTTGACGAATACTTATGTTAGCGTTATATACAGTTTGATATAGTTCTATAAGGATACGTCTATCTTTAGGTTTTCCTCCAATAATGATAAATTGTCTTGTATTTGGATCAAACATCGGATGGTTTGGTGTTTCACCCAGATATTCCGGTTGCATGACTATTCTCTTTTTGTACTTTTTTGACCATCTATCACAGTCTCCTGGATTAACAGTTGATCTAACTACAAGTAAAGGACACTTACACCATGAGATTGCCTGTTCTACTATGGTAGTTTCCAGTTTTCCTCCGTTATAGCAGGGCGTTGGAACACAAATAAATGCCACATCACATTTATTGACATCTTCCATATCTCCAACCGTCCTACTAAAGATATAGGCATCAGGAAATAGTTTCTGCATATGTTGTCCTACCCATCCCTTTCCGATAATTGCTGTTCTCATATTCTTGATCCTCTCTTTCCTTGTAACTCTCTAATACGATCATTACTTTGATGTACTAAGTGTTCTCCCCAAGCTCCGGTTTTATCTTTATATGTTTCATAATAATATGTTAGTCTATCTCCCATCTTCTTTGCCATCCAAAGTGCATCTACTAATTTTTCAGTCATATCCAACTTTTCTGGACTATCTGGCATCTCATGGACTAAATCATAAACACAACGTATAGTCTCACAAATACCCATTTCTTTACTAATTCCCCGTAATAAATCTATTCTAATTTCCTCTCTAGTATATTGTCTAGTCATATAACAACATTAACTGCTAATGGTTTATACTTTTCAACAAACCCATAGAGTCTTCCTCTTTTACGACTTGGTAGTTGACGTCTAGGATTGATTTCAAAAGGAGGAGGAGTTTGGTTGATATAGAATCGGCTGAAGTTTTTCTTATCTCTTGCCTCAGCATATTCTCTACCAAACCATCGGTAATGTAACATTTTTATATCCAATTCTTTTCCTGATTTTATAATGACATTTCTTTGTATACGGGAGATACTATGACAACCATATCTAAAACGGATATAGATTGCTGGATCAAATAGACAACACTGGGTTGCCCAGAAATCAGGAACTCCCTTTTTTATCTTTTCATATATCTGACCCTTAGTTTTAGGTAGTTTATCAGCAAACATAAAATAACCTTCAGGTTGTATTACCTGTGTTCCCAGTTTCTTTTCTCTCTCCAGAACTCCGACTAGATCAGGATGATACAGAAATTCATCAGTATCAACTAAGGCTACCCAATCAGCTTTTTCACGACTCAAACCTTCATAAGCGGTCCATAACATAGTTGTCCAGTAACCTTCATCTATTCCATGACGTTTTACATCAATAATTGTTACTTTAGGATGTTTACTTAATATCTCTCTTGTGTTATCAGTACATTTATCAAGAAACACATAAATATTATTAGCAAAAGTTTCATAATGCCGTAGAAAATACGGGAGGATTTGTTCCTCGTTATACATCGTGACGTAAATATCTATTTTCATATTTCTTTTATAAACTTCGCTGGGTTTCCAGCCCACATCTGATTATCTGGTATATCACAAGTAACTACAGATCCTGCTCCAATTACTGCGTTCTCTCCTATTATATTTCCACCTAGAATAATACTCCCTGATGCTATCCAAACTCCATCAAAAATTATTATTGGTTTATGGGCTGCTGAATGTATTCTTTCTTTACCTCTTTTGGTATAATCATGGCTCCCAGTTAGTACCATACAATCATGTCCAAAAAAAACATTATCTCCGATTGTGATCTGGGCGCCACCGTCAAATAATGTATTTACCAATACACAACCCTTACCAATAATCGGTTTGTTACGACGGCAGTTGAAATAACGAACTTCCATTTTATAATCTTTCATATTCTGTTTCTCCTCATCTGTTTAACTTTGCGTTGGGTTCCGTTGTCAAATCTTCTTGGAACCCTATATCGTAAGTGTCCTGTTGTATCATGATACTTCCAGAACAGATACGATAATCGTTCTCCCATTAACTTCGCCAACCACAACGCGTCAACAAGTCCTTCGGTAATCTTCTTTTTAAAATCACTCTCTGGTAATTCATAAACAACGTCATATATGCGGCGTAACTGCTCACATATTGCCCTTCGTTTATTAGCTCCATATTTTAAACTTGTGAAAACTTCTTCTCTGGTGTACTGTTTGTCGGTGTATTCCACGTTTTAACTACGAACCAAGATCTACAATGTATCTTGGTCAAAACAAATAATGGACTAATATTTTCTTCCTTTATCCAATCGTCTACTGCTCTTTTAACAGCATAAACATCCTCAAAATATTTTCTTAATTTTAGTTTTTTTACCTTCCATATAGTATGCGGTGTTGGAGGGTTATAGTCATGTCCGGCGATTATTCCACCTTTACGGACTTTGCGACTCCATGCTCTAATATCCTCTGCAACATTTTTATAACCGTGATTAGCATCAATGTAGACAAAATCTAATGACTCATCAGCAAATCTTTTAACTACGTCCATTGAATAACCTTTAACCATCTGACAGTTTTTAAGAGGAGTTAGTCTTTCCTTGGCGTGTTTATAAATCTCTGGAAGATCCAGTCCGATATAGTCTTCATATTCATCATAGTTCTCCCAAGCATCTACTGAATAAAGTTTAAAATTGGGACATGATAAACAAATTAACTTGGAGAAGAAACCTCTCTCTACTCCAACTTCAGCTCCTACCTGAAAACCTAACCGGTTTATAAGGAATGGAAGCGCTCCTTCACGACTGCGACCAACTTCAATAGGAGATGGAGTCTTCCTATCTATCTGCCATCTATCATAAATGTATTCTAGAGTGTCTATCATACCATTATTTTGTTTGGGTTTTTATTAATTTCTAATCTTTTAAGATAATCTTTTTCATACTTAAGGTCTTTCCAATCGGGAGGCCAACTAGGAACAGGCCAGAAGCGTTCTACAAACCATCCCATTGTGTGAATGGCTTTGGGCCAACGGTTATGCATCCAATAATCAATGTGGAAGATCCTCTGTTTTTTCATCGGCTTCTTATCAATAAAATAACCTCTTTGTCCAGTACCTTTATGATAATGTGCATACCAGGTCTTCTTATTAACCATCACTTGTCCGCCGGATAACCAACACTTAAATGAAAGCTCCTCAGGTTCCAATATAAACTCATCTTTTGTGTCGTATATCTCTAGTTTCACAGTGTCATAATAAGATCTTTTCATAAACCAACAGGATCCCTGAAATACCATCGTCTCATCAATAAGAAGTTCTTTTCTTTTCTCAGCTCGTTCATACCACTTCCCACCGGTGCGAACCGTTGTAACTTCACGATACGGAAAGACTAGGTACTCATAATCAACTATTGGTCTATTGGGTTTAATAGTCCAGGTCTCAGCCGCTAGAGAATATCTACGAGGAATGACAATCCAGTTATCAGCACAGTCTTCTGCTAGTTTCACATCATATCCTTCATCAAACATACAGTGGGCATCGGTTTTCATAAGGTAATCACCTGTTGCTACTTCAAGCGCTTGATTAATAGCTGATTTCATTCCAGGTTTACCTCGTTTAAGTAAGACTTTCAGATTTGGTCGTGGAGTAAGTTCTTGGAGTCCTTCATCACAGACTACGATTACCTCAACGTCCCCTCGGGCTTTGGAGAATAAATCGTCTACTGTCTTTGACAGGTATTGTTCTTTTCTGCTTGGTATTATTATACTTAACATATTTATGAGTATGCATAGTTTAATAGTGTCGGGTCAGTTGCCACGTTGTCAAAGTTGGCATTCGCGTCTGCATACATGAGATTACCCGACCCATCTAATTGAATAACTTGCCATTTAGCGGTAGCTAAAGCTGTTCCAGGCGCTGCAAAACAAAAGTAATCGTATCCTCCAGAACTAACTGCATAAATCTGAAGGGTATTACTTAAGGCACGTTGAAGATTATCTCCTGAGGATCCATAAGGAGATGTTCTTATAACGTTATAAATTGGATCAAACGCTTTCTCCAATATTGTCTGTTCACTGACTCTATCTGCCATATTTGTAATGGTTTTGAGAAATATTATCTGTCTTTCTCAGAAATTCTAAATAGGCGGCTAACTTTTCAATCTGCATCGTCACCCGTTCCGTTGTATCAATTTGGACTACTTTATAGATTGCCTTCAACCTATCTTTAACCGCTTTCGTATCGTTTCGTAACTGTCCCTGTTCAATCTGTCCTTTAAAGTAATCCTCAATCTCAGTTACCTCTTTCTCAAATCCTCCAACCTTTTCTTGCCAAGTATCACCCAACCTAAAGTGATCCACTATAAAAGGGTGATTGTGAACCTTCACATAATCTAAATAAGGTGGTTCAACAGCAGATCTTGTATCTGCTTCCCTTTTCCCCTCTTTCTGTGGGACTTCTGGTTGTTCTACCTGTTTAACTAATATATCGCTCATATTAAAATATTGGACTTGGACTTACACTAGCTGACACACTAGGACTTTTACTTGGTGATCTACTTGGACTGGCGCTAGGTGACGGACTGACACTCGCACTAACCGACGGACTGGCCGATGGGCTAGGTGATACCGATGGGCTTACGCTAGGACTAGCCGACGGGCTTGGCGAAACTGAAGGACTTCTACTAGGCGAGGCAGAAGGTGATGGAGATACGCTAGGTGACACACTAGGGGAAGCTGACGGACTAACTGAAGGACTTCTACTAGGCGAGGCAGAAGGTGATGGGGAAACAGACGGACTTCTACTTGGAGAAGCAGAGGAACTGACAGATGGAGACACTGAAAGTAATCCTCTTACTTTAGCAAACTTCATTCCTGACTCTAAAAACATATTCCATAATCTCTGTTCAGAGTAATCTATACTACTTCCTGTAAGACTAAAATAAGTTTTTACTCTATCAAATAATATCGCCTGTACAGAATCCTCGTTGGTCGGATAATGATTTCTCTCCATGTTAAGAATTTGCTGAATGGTATAGTCTGTTGCCGGAGCTAATCCAAAGTATGAACAAAGGGCTTCTACTTCACCAAGTCCCGTTGTTCCTGCTAGTTGATTTAATACTTCCTGAATACTAGCATCAGGTGATCCAATAGAAGGACTTGCCGATGGTGAGACCGAAGGACTGACTGATGGACTTCTACTTGGGCTAACACTTGGACTACGGCTAGGACTAGCGCTTGGACTTGGAGAAACGCTTGGACTTACCGAAGGTGACGCTGATGCGGCCATATTATTTTATTAATTATTAATGATGATATTTCGCCTTATTAGCGATAAAATCATGTATATCTTTTATTTCATCTGTATCTCCACTACGATGGGCTTTAAGTAATGCCTCTCTCATACTCTTAACTGCTCCATCTTCGTTTTTTAGCAAATGTATACTGTGCATAATTTTATCCCTTACCGATTTATGGGGTTCATGTTCCCATAATCTGTAAAGCTCCATAATGTCATCCTGTCTTCCTGCGTTTGCCATAGTTGTTGTTCAATTTTGGGGAGAGAAATTGAACTACTCTCCCCAACAACCGGTTTAGACCGGAGTCTTAGCAACGATAACCCAATTTGAATTAAGTATCTTTGTTGCATAGGAACCTGCCCAAGAAATCTTAGAAATTCTTCCTGCTGGTGAACCTGAGTCCACTATGTTTGGTAGAATATAAAGTCTTGGTTTGTCTCCTTCAAGATCATACACTCCGAACGAATTATCACCATGAATGTACGTGTAGAACGCGGCAACGTTACAAGCCATATCTCCTGAATCTCCGACTGCGCAAAGATAATCTTTGTTTAGTAAGAAACGCACTTGATATAACTCTCCCATTTCTCCTTTGTAAAGGTCTTTTACATCGGAATATTGCTTAGCATTCAACCAAGTCGTATCACCCAATAGTTGATATTTCGCCTGAGGAGGCGCTTTACCAATAAAGTACCCGTCTGGATATTCCATCGCTTTGTTCAATTCAAGAGTTTTAGTAATCCCTCTTATCATTGAAGCTGCGAAGGTATCAGAACCCTGGTAATTGGAAATGTTTTTGCTGTTTGCAAAATAAGCAGTTCCGTTTCCTAGTTCATTGAGTACTAATCGGTTCAAATACTCTCCCATGTGCTGTCCTACTAAGGCAATTTTCTCGGCCATGTTTTTATCTATACCTACTGTGGTCAGGAATTTAGATGTTTGCACGGTCAGACCATACTCACAAAGTCCCATCGCTACTGTTGTTCCTGTGATACCACACATTAGCGGATTAGAACCTTCTGATAATAACCCTGACGCTAAATTAACCGTCAATGGTGTATATCGTGTGAAATTAATCGTTTTACCTTGATTGGCAGCAGATGTTCGTACTTGTCCACCTTCTTTAGCTACGAGTTGATATTCGGCTCTGGCCAAAAATACCTTCTCATAGTATGTGGAAACTTCCTCAGCCATACTTGCTGTGATGTTCTCTCTCTGTGCTGTTGACATATTATTTTTTCACCCCCTTATCATAGTAATTAGTTAACAACCCCAAGTTTTTGTTCCATCTCTTTAATGGAAAGTTCTTCAAAGGGTTTTTCCGGCGCTCTTACCGATGTCGCTGGACGTAGCGCTGACTCAGCTACCTGTTTTGAAACAGAAGCTGTGTTTTCCGCTACTTGTTTATCAACTGCTCGGCGGTACGGTTTCATCAAGTTATTCACAAGTCTCTTTACAGAGGCACTGGGATTAGCTTGAATCTGCGCTCTCACCGATTCAGTTATAGTATCTGACAATTCCTTGTCAAAGACCTCGCTTTTGGGATCAAGTTCAGGATGATCGGTCATGGATTCTAAAGCCTCCTTGTTAATTTGATTAACGAGTCTTTCTTTGGCAACCTCTATTTGAGCAATACTTTGTGCTGTTCGCACAACATCTTGCTTATATTGGTCAGCAGAGATTTCGGCTCCTGGCGTAACTTCGGGATAGTTAGGAGTAACCTCCTGTGGTTGGCTACTCAAACGAGTAGTCAATTCTTCCACCTGTCTTGCCAGTGATTCCTTTTCCTCACGCTCCCTATTTCTCTCATCAACGAGTTTATGTATCCGTTTCTCAACGGGCTTTGGCTCGGCAACTTGTTCAGGTGCTTCCTTAACAGCTTCAGGCTCTTTAGTTTCAGCTTTCGCTTCTACTTCAGCTTCCTCAGCTTTAGGGACTGTTTTTTCTTCTGTAGTTGGCGATTCTACAACTTCGGTTTCAGCTACCGGAGTTTCGTTTTGCGCCGTTTGTTCGTCTACCATATTGGTTCGTAACTTATAATCAGCATTTAAGGTTTGCAGAAACCAGGCATTATTCTTTTCAGAATAAGAGACCTTGGATGCCAGGCATTTTTTCCCTTTTATAGTAGAAAAAATGGGTATCGGGAAAAGAGTTTAAGTCACTTGGGCTTAAGCCTGGCGTCCCAGATCTCTATCCTTTAAGATTGGTTGGCCCTTATCATCTATTCCAACCATTATCTTTTTCATCCCTACCCAAACTGCGTGTTGCAACTCACAACTGTAACAAATCAGGTATGGTCCCTGCTGACTAAACTGACAGTTTGCTTTCGGGATGAACTTAAAGTCCGGTTTGTCAAAGTTCAACAGTTCAGATTCGGGTTTCTCCTCATCGTTCTGTTCCTTCGGCTTGTTCTCTAGCGTCTTCAACCCGTTTTTGTACTGCATATAATTTTTCTTTAGCTAAATTTGCCGCTACTGTTAATCTCCCTATATCTTCAAAATTAATTCCCTCTGATACCTTTACATTTACTAGTTCGTCAATCTGTCTTTTTAACGTTTCTATTTCTCGGTTCAATACTACCCATCCATCATGAACAGCAAGGGAAGCCAACGCGCGATCATCAGGACTTAACTCCTTAGGTTTCTCCGTCTGCCTCTTTCTATCAAGGTTCCTAAATTCCTGAAATACATCAGGTTTTACTGCTGCTTTAGAGTCCGCCATTCATTTGTGGGCCTTGCCCTGGTTGAACTGGTAATGGTTGTTCTTGTACTGGTCCGGTCGGTGGCATCTCAGCTCCTCCTGGCATTGGTGGAACCTGACTAACTCCTGCCTGTCCGCCTCCTTGGATCATCTGTAAGAATGCTTCCTGATCTGCCTGTATTGCTTGTTGATCCTCCGAAGTTATTTCATTAGACACATTGTTTTTATCAATGATGATTTTTCCAATATCTTTAATATTGGCGTTGGATATGATATGGGTAACCAGTTCCGAGATACTAACCTCAGTTCCTTCTTCTTTCATCTTCATGAGGATTGGTGAGGTGACTTTCCCGTCAGGACCTGGAGCCATATTCTGTGTAAGGATTGCTAATAACTCTTTTAGAGCCTGTTGTTGCGCTCCTTGGTCTTCCGCATAAGTTGATCCAGGTACAATCTCATAATCATAGAGAGTTGATCCTGTCATCTTACGGTTGATAACGAATTTTCCTGACTTTTCATGATAGGCTTTCTTGATTTCTGGATCCTCGGCCGCTAACTGTTCAATTTCGCTCTTAAACAAGCGAACTGTAATTGATGAGGGTTGTTTCTTGCTCCAAAGGTTGGCCATCTTTCGCATAATCTCAGACAGTGCCTGTTCCATATAGAAACGGTCTACTGAGTCCTTAGAGTTCTCTCTTTCTGACTGAAGTTTCAAGGCTTGTGGTGTTTTACCAAACCCTGGATCGGTTCCTGCGGTAACGGCTGTGTCTGTTGTTCCAAAAAGATTAAGAAGTGAAGCATTAACTACCTGATAGGTTGTCTGGAAGCTCTCAATTCCTCTTGGATTGATTGCTAGTTGTTGGACTGAGTTGCCAACTGAGTTTCTAACTAACCATTTTGCACCTGGCCCCCACTTAATGGTTGAGGCGATTATATTATCTTTGTTTAAAATGGTTGGTGGGAATATGGAGATTTTTATAGCATCCAAATAAAGATTCCAAAGAGAGTTTAGAGTGTACTGCATTGATTTTCCCCGTTCCATATCTCCCATTCCCATCACATCATCAAGTAAGGGAATAGAATGTTTACAAACAATCGGTAACTCTCCATTATCATGAGGGTTGTCAATGTCGCGAAGTATCTCTTGGGCGGCTGGGACGTAATCAACCCAACGGTCCTTCTCATACTGAGTCAGAACTTCAAAAAATCCTCTACCCTTGGTTGTTTCCATATCTGGAAACTGATCATCTTCTCGGGCCGTTGTGTCAGCATCTGTATGTTTGTCTCCTGACTTGTCTTTTAACTTTGTGAT